CAAGTAAACATCGCCATTATTAATAACTGGCTTACTACCTAATGACTCATTAGTTTCAAAGCTATCAATTGCAAGTGTATCTAAATTAAGTGATACAAATGCTTTCGAACCTTCCCAGCAAGTGTGTGTTACTAATGTACTGCCATTCATAGTTCCGTATTTGAAACCCATTTGGCCGCCCATATCGTCTGTACTAGATGAATTATAAGCAACTGACTTTACGTCTACGCCATCATATACCCAGAAGTTAAATTCTGTAGTTTCATCCATTATTAGTGGAGCGCCAACTGCTTTGTCGCCGTTAGTGTTAACATGATAGAACGCACCTTTAGTTGGTGCTGTGTGAGTTTTAATAGTGTTTGTTGTCATGTCTAGTGTTAACAACATATCAGTTGTTTTACCATATGGGAAAAACACAACTTCGTTTAATAATTCTACATATACACTATGGATAGAAGCAAACTTTTCTCCTGTTTCATGTACAGTAAATGTATTAGCAACAGTATCAAACACAATAATCATTCCACTCATAACTGGTGGCCAAATAACTTTAGTACCAACTGTGATTGGTCTACCAAAGTTAAAGTGTCCACAGAATGTTTTAGGAGTTTCTGAACCGTGTACTGTTACACCTTTTTCTTCGATCATAGTAACTTCATTAGTTGTTAAATCTATTGACGCTACTCTAATTGTGCTGTCTACTTTATCTTTTTGTGTACGCATTACATATGCTGTATTACCTACAACTGCAATACCACGGTATCTATCACCGTTATCGCTTTTGTCAAAGAAGTCAACAAATGTAGTTTCATCAGCGTTTACTCTAAGCAAACCTGCTCTTGCGCCTGCGTCTTTATTAAAATCACGGCTTTCTTCGCCTTCGTGACGTGCTTTACCGTTAGTGATTACTGATAAAAATTCGCCATTTCCTAAGTGATATGGTTCGTCTAATACCTGCGTAAAATATGTATTGCTCATGAGTATCTCCTCTGTTAATATTATTTATCTGCTATATTGCAGTTTATCGATAAAAGCGGTTGCATAAATGAATCGTCAACTCTGGATAACAAATGTACTCGATCTGTGTTTCCTGGATTCTCTGTACCATGGGGTACAAGTGTGTTAATTATGTAACCTTTGCCCAATTCCATATGATATTTGCGTTCTCTGTTTTTACCAAAAGTAAAAACTGCATCAGTATTAGTATGAAATGGAACATGTAGTTTTCTAGTCTTTCCGTCAGTATGTGTGTTAACTTTTAGCCCCGGCGGGTGTAGTGCTATCAGTATTTGTCTTAAAGCTTGTAAGGACAAGGTTTCTATCATTTTATTTAGAATACCAAATTTGTAAACTTGCATTGGTACGCAATCGTAGTAGAACTTTTCTTCATCAAGGTCTTGTAATTCTGGGTACTTAGAAACGTTAGCTTGTGTTTTACTTGGGCATGGTATATCTCGTTCTACAGGCCAACTAACACTCCACCCACCTACGTTTCCTACATAGTTTCCTACAGCGTTTTCTTTTTGAAATCTTTCGTATATATCAGGACGTAAGTATTCTTTAGAATTAAAATTAAAACAAAGATGTTGTAAACGTGATCGTAGATCTTTATGATAAGATTCTAAGTCATCTTTATCAATGCTAAAATCTAATTCAATCATATCCCATTCTAGGCTATCAAACAATGCATCAACGTCTGTTATATCTTTAGGTTTTAATAATCTCATATAAAGTCCTCCGCTGGTACTTTAAAAAACAAATGTACTCTATCCGAGGTGCCATTATTAATTGTACCATGTAGTCGTGTAGTATTTATTATATATGCTTTACCTACTTTTAAAGTGTATTTGTTTTCTCCAAACACAAACCATGCATCTGGATTTGTGAGGATAGGAATATGTATTTTAAGATACTTATCAGTATCAGTATGCTGTGCTATTTCAGTTCCGGGCGGATGTCCGCTAAGACTAAACTGTCGTGTTCCACTAAAACGTGCTTTAAGTTGTTTAATTATACCGTATACTAGTTCAGTATCTCTATAATTATCACTACCATCTTTGTGTACATTCCACGGCGGACAAGGCACAGTAAGATCTTCTAAATTACTTTGTATCGCCCAACCATATACTCCATTAATTTTATGCTTTTCTGATCCAACAGTATCTTGTACATTAGTAAACATCAAATGTTTAAAGTCTGATTGAACACTATTATAGTAAGTTCTAATATTATCATATTCAATACCTACGTCAACTTCTTTTATATCAAAGCTCATCTAATGTGTCCCTTATAATTGTATAGGCATATTTCTCGTCGTGTTCAAATCTAGTGTTGTTTACATAATCTGCAACTGCTTTACTACGTGATTCGCCCTTCATGCAATGTACATGTATTGTTCCGCAAGCATCTTTAAGGAAATATGAAATATGTTGGATTTGTGTTAGTGTTGGTGCAACTGCCGTGTAGTAGTCTTTTATATCGTCACCCCAGTTTGTTTGATCCTTACTAACATCATCAAAACATAAGTTTAATACATTGGGGTGAAATTCATTAAAGTACGGATTACTGTTTGGACCGCCAGTTGAATCAATACAAATATAATAGTCATTAGTATCTTCAACTGTTTTATCTGTAATATGTGTGCTTTGCATTTTAGATACAAAATCTTTTTTACTATAACTTACGGCAATCATCTGTCCAAACCTTTCCATATAAATGTATCCTGTCTGTTGTACCTTTGTTTTCTACACTATGTGGAATAGTTGTGTTAACTATATATGCCCACCCTGGCTCCATGTGATATTCTTCACCAGCAATAGACCAATTACTATCTGCATTAGTGTGTATAGGAATATGTACACGGAGTTTATCCGGACTATCTTGGTGCGTAATTAGTTTAGTTCCTGGCGTATGAATTGTTACTAACCATTTCTTACTACGCATAGGCAAACTATTTACAACGTCTAGTGCATAGCCACTAAAACATTCTCTTGGATTAAGTTGATCGTTGTCATCATCTCGATACTCTGGTTTAGCACAACCTTGTTCAAATGGCTTAGGACCAACTTCGTTACTGTTCCAGCAAAGTGTATAGTATGCTGTATCGTCCATTAAACGATGTCCTGTCTTTGCTTCAGGATCACTAATAGGAAATTGCCATATATGATGCTGTTCACCTATAACAAACTTCCAGTCATTATAATTGTTTTCTAAATCATTATACCAATTGCGCAACTTATCTATATCAACTTTAAATAGTTTTTTAACTGTCCAACCAAGATTAGCTTCGTCGTGCTTTTCAATATATCGTTTCACAACTTTTTCCAAACAGTACTGAATCTAGGATGCGTTTCTGTTTTACCGTTGGTTATTCTATCTTTCAAATCATTTGCCAAATAATCTTGCCCGTAAAGAACTGTATCCTTAGGCAATATTGATTCAAATTTTAAATACTTTTGTTCTATTGTATCCATGTCTACGTTCCAATGTAACATCATAGTTGGCCAAATATTAGTAGTCCATAATACTTTAACCCCGGTTTGTTTATTCATTTCTGCTATAAGCTTTTCAGGCTCATTAACTAGGTCAATAACAAAAAAGTTATGTTCTAATTTTCTGTATCTATCCCATAGCTCTTTGAATTTTTCTGCACTTTCAAATTCTTTTTCAACTTCTTTGTTCCAAAATTCTGAATAGTTGCCGCGGTATGTACTAGAAAAATTATACTCTAAGTCGTGTTCTAGTAACCACTTGTCAAAGTCAACTCCGTCCCATGTTTCTAACAAATGCTTTTTAAAATTAATACTAGAGTCACACCAATCATAATAGTTAACTATTGTATTCTCATGAAAGCCGTTGTTTCGTAATAGTGCCAGAGTTTTAAATCCTGCTGCTGCTGAAAAGATACTGTCTATAGGAGTGGATGCTCTCACTCCTTCTCCACTTAGGCGTTCTGTGTTATACGCATATACTCTATCTTTTTCAATAAACTCTTGATAGCCTAATTTTCTTAACCAAGCACGTTGAGTAAAGTTTTCAATCTGATCTAATAAAGACTCGTCTTGTAAATTTGTCCAGGCACGTTCTAGTAAGTCTGGATTTTCGTAAGGATATAAAAATGTCTTGCACTCGCGCATCTCAAAATCAAGATTGTCTATAGTTATATTATTATCAAGTGCAAGTGCTATCCAGTTTGACCCGTCTTCAACTACGTCACAAGACTGTGTTCCTTCAGCAGATTTAATCCATGCTGGAGTATAATCTGCACTCATAGTATCGTCACTTAATTTAAAGTTAGGATATGTAGGAGCTCTGTCCCAGAAAAATCCTTGTCCTAAAAAGTCAGGACTACCAAGACGTTCCCAAGTTTCTATATTAACTATAAGCATTTGTCTGTGTAGTCCGGGATATCTGCCTTGCTTGGCCATAATGTGTCCTACTACAAAAAAGTTAGGATTTTCTCTAAAGTATTTTGCAGTCTTATTGATAATTTTATAAAGCCTAGGTGCCATCATGCCTTGTGCTAATATAATACAAACTTTATCGCCGGCTAGTTTACTAGCTAACAATAACTCTTTGACACTGTGATTAAATCCTCTATACTCGCAAATATCTTGTTTTGTGCTTTGATTAATCATCCAATATGTCATACTAAAGCAACGCTCACGCACAAAGTGATTAGGAATATCTCTACTAATATCAAGCATACCAACACCTACAGGAATATCTACCTGACTAGTATTAAAATATCTTTCGCCTTCGGAAATACTGTTATAATCTCTCATTGTTCTCTATTCGTATAATAACTACTTCTTAGTACGTAGAAAAAATCACGCAATCTTCTTCCTAGCTCATAATGTATAATCATATGTATTCTAGGCTTATTACTTCTATTCCATACTGCATGTTCGTTTGAAATATCTACTAGCATAGCAGAGCCGCTATCATTAAATGGTATACGACCTTGATCTTTCATAACCATTTCGCATCCTTCTGGCATGTTGAGACTAATATTGCAAATACTTAATCGTTTTTGATCACTAGGCCTGTCTTGATGTGGTAAAATATAACCACCAGGCTCTAACAACATAAATCTTACACGGTTTAAATACTCTGCAGGCCAAACATCTGTTAGAAACTTTTTAGTAACTGGACAACTATCTGCCACCCAAGTCCAGCTAAGTTGATCTAATGTTTCTTTTCTATTATCACTGTACTGATTAAGACTTTGAGTGTCATCATTCAATCCGTGTAATGTTAGACTTGACCAGCCATGTCCGTAGTCTTCTCTGTGCGGTTTGAAATGTTCTAATAATACTTCTGCTTCTGCTTGCATTTCTTTCCAAGGTTGGTCGTCTAAGGAACTTAATTTAAACCACGGCCAGCCGCTTTCTGTTATAGTCCATTTAGGATCAAACATATCAGGATATTTATAATTTTGTTCTTTACCGTGTTGTTGCCAGTATTGTTCTAGAATTTGTTTATGTTCTTCAATCATATTAATCCGTTCAGGTATGTGGTTGTCTTTCTAATACTTATGTAAATAATAGTATGGAATGTAGATTATTGATTTTAAAAATGTGAGGAAGCCTGCGTGAGATGTAAATATTTAGACAACCAAGTATGCGTAAGATCAGATGGACAATATCGATTATGCTGCGTTAGTCTTGAAGGTAACAATAAAGAAACAGTTCATACGCACACTCCGCAAGAATGGTATGATGGGGAGTTTCATTCAAAAGTAACTGAGCAAATGGAAAATGATATTTGGCCAGAGGCTTGTGTGCGCTGTGAAAAACAAGAAGAACAAGGTATTGATAGTATGCGTACTAGGGTAAAGCCCGATGGTACTAGATACGTTAGAAACTTTTATGGACCTGGTATAAGTCATCTTGATATTAGGTTTGGCAATAGCTGCAACCTTAAATGCATTAGTTGCTGGGAAATGAGCAGTAGTAGTATAGCTGAAGAAGCTATTGAAATGAAAAAAGCAGGTATCCAGCCATTGCACGGAGTATTGGAAATTCCAAACTTTAATTGGGCTTCAGAAGAAACTATGAAGAGATTTGATAACTTGCCTATTAGAGAAGTTTATCTAACAGGTGGCGAACCTATGATGGTTAAGCACTTAGACAAGTTTTTAAATAGACTTGATCCAAAGGTTGTAGTTAGGTTTAATACCAATGGCACACTTTGGAACCCTAAGATTGAAAAGATTCTGCGGCGGTTTGATGTAGTAATTATGAGTCTTAGTTTAGATGCTGCAAGTGATAAAATTGATTACATTAGATACGGAAGTAAATGGAACGAGATAGAAGTCAACGCACAAAAGTATGCAGATTTTTGTAGGGTAGTAGATGTTACTCCAACGATTAGTCTCCTTAATATTTTATACTATGACGAAATTACAGAATATGCTAGAAAAAATAACTTTAAACTTTACGATAACTTATTAATTCTTCCAGAATGGTTGCATGTTAAAAATGCTCCGCAAAGTTTAAAAGACCAATTCCACGGAATTCATCCTGATGTTGATGGATGGGCTAATCATCCAGCTGATCCTTTAGTTATTGAACACTTTGTGAGAGAAATTACAAAACAAGATAAGTGGCGCGGAATGTATATTAAAGACTATTTGCCGGAGGTGGCGGCAGCATATGGCTTATCATAAAGATGTTAATTAAAGAAAATAAAGAAAAAGGTAGAAAAGTTTATGAACTTAGTGATAGGTTTCGTAAAGTTTGGATTACTGTAGAACCAGAAAGATTAGAACAGCACGTAGTTATTATGAATAAAATTTTACCAGGATATGTTATTAATTGGGGGTCTGAGGAAACTAGTCAGTTTCTTGATGTTAAAAAAGTACTTGGCACACCTGCAAGTAAATTTGAACACACACCTAAATTTATTAAAAAAGTATATAATTTTTGTTTAGACAATATTAAAGAAACATCTCCGTATGCACATTTTGATTGGGTGCTAAGTAATATTATGGTTGATGGTGATAAGATGCGCATGGTTGACTGGGACAACATTGGCATATATACCGAAGAACAGATTATGAATAAACTACATTCAGACTTAACAAGTGCATTTGGAGATAAATTTGACGCCGCAATCCTTTAGTTACGCTACAATAGGTAGCAACGGAATGCTTTATGTTCCGCCATACGGTTTAAATGCATCCATCGACTACATGATTAAGATGGATCCAACTACGTATGATATTACAAAAATTAAACTTGATGTAGATGATAGTTTTGAAAAATGGCAAAACGGAATTGTATATCGACATCTTATATATTTTTTGCCTTACAATGAAAGTAAAATATTAATTGTTAATACTGAAACAGATGAAGTAGAATATATTGAAATATCTCCTAAAGGCAAAGGCAAGTATATACAGGGTCATATACATAGTAACGAGATTGTAGCACTTCCTTACGGCGAACATGATCCGTTTAGTTGGGCCATGCACATTAACTTAGATAACCATTCAATACAACATGTACATATAGATGTACCTTTTGAAGATTGTAAAAAATGGCATACTACACAGATGATAGACGGCATCATCTACGGAGTACCACGTGGCGAATCTTGGAAGATTGAAATGTTTCAACACGGCATTGAGTACAAATGTAGTGACTCAACGTACAATCTTATTGACATGAGCGAGCATTGGCCAGACTTAGTTGATAGAGAATTAACAAATAAAAAGTTTACTACGTTGGCTAAAGTAGGACGTACATTATATGCTCCGCCGTATAGTGAAAATTCAAACTGGGATATCTTATTAAAGTTTGACGGAACAAATTGGCATAGTGAACGTACAGGACTAACACAAACTAGTAGAATGTATTACAGTCATACAGTTGCACGTAATGGTAAGATTTATTTTCCTCCTGCAGGGCATGATGAAGACTGGAGCGAAATGCTTATTATTGATAGTTATTTTGATAAATGGTATACTAAAGATTTAGGTATAGGCAAAGAAAGTAAAAAATACTTTACAGGTGTTGAAAATAGTGCAGGTAAGATATACTATATTCCCAGAGGCGGATGTGTTTGTGAACCGTTAGATACTTGGAAAAGTCAAGGTGACCTTGCTGAAATATTAGTGGTTGACACAAGTGATGATTCGCATTATACTATAGATATCGGAGAGTACTTTAGTGATTCAACTACTATTGAAAAGTACAATAACTGCGTAATAATCAATGATGTAATTTTTGCATTTCCGTATGGAGAAAGCGAAACATTCCAAACTGTTCTAGTGTTTGATACTAAGATAGAAAAAGTAATACATACTTTGGATTTAAATAATGTATAAAGCGTTCCAAGACTTTTACAAAGAAGCAAATATTAAACACTTGATATTAGAAGAATACAAGGGTGCGTTATTGTCGCCACCGTTTGCAACAGAGCGGTGTAAAGAGTATAGCAGTGTGTGGTCTGATAGTAACTATGTTAATTTGGATTTACCGCCAGTTACAAGCAAAATAAATGCTACTGCTGTTGTTGACGATAGTGTTTGGTTTATTCCGTATGGCATTTATGACGAGTTTAATATTGTAGTCCAACTAAAAGATAATCAAGCCATTTATCATAAACTACCATTTACAGGTAAAGGACAGTTTTATAGCGTAGCAACAAACCATGGAGGAGAACCCAATACCACATATGGCGATACTGCATTTAGTTTTCCATTAGGTTACGAAGAAACTAACAATGCTATCTATATTCGAGACAACGAAGTAACAGTACACAAGCTTCCGCACAACGGAAAAAAGTTACACATGGGTACAGTATATTGTAATGGACGTTATTGGAGTATGCCTAGAGGTGACGAGCCAGGGTACACATCACTACTAAGTTTTAATGGCTCATCGTTTGATAGTTATGAATTAGATATTGATCCAGCTATTACACGAAAGTATACAGACATTATTGTTAAAGGCACTACACTATACAGTTTACCATTTGGTGAAGATCCCGGACTTAATACTATTGTGGAATTTGATACAAAAACAAATACTGCACAATATCACACTATCAACGGAGTAGACTTTGCTAAGAAGTACAACTGCGGTGTTATGCTAGGTGATAATATTGTTGCTGTACCGTATGGTGATGAATTACTTCCGCTTAATAGTAACAGGGGGTTAGTATTTAATACCGTAACTAAACAAAGTTACCAATTTGATATTGGATTAGAGTTTGGTGGGAAATATAGATTTAGGTGCGGAGTTGAATTCAACAACCATGCTTACTTCTTTCCAAGTGGAACTCCAAGCTGTCCTATACTAGTTATTGATGAAAACGGCAATATTATTAAAGAAAAATACTTTGAAGATATAATGTTTGGTAGACCAATTATTTACAACAATCAAATAACTATAATTACATATCACATGAAAACTCAAGATCATTTTATCTGTGTGTTTGATGACAAATTAAACATAATACAGGAATCTAAATTATGAGTTGTTTAGCTCCTCGACATGCTTTAAGTATTAGATTTAACGGCGATGTTGTTCCTGATTGCGTATACACTGGCAGGCACGGCAATTTACTTAAAAATACATTACCAGAGATCTTTAAGGATCCTGGATTAATTGCTACACAACAAATTGTTGAACAAGGTAGTTTGCCAAGTAACTGTATACAATGCGTTAAGAAGGAAAAAGTTAATGGTCATAGTAGACGTAAGTTTTTTGAACAAGTTCTTAATCCTATTGTTAAAGAAGAATCAAAAAATAAAAACGACATTTATTTTTTAGAATTTAATATGAGCAATTTGTGTAACTTAAAATGTAGAATGTGCAGCGGCATTAACTCTACAGCATGGGTTAAAGAAGATTTAAAATTATCAGGCATGGGAATTGAACGTCCTATTCATGATCCAGAATTTGGTTATAGGGTTATGCCTAGCAGCATAATTGATCGATTATTTGATTATCCAGAGTATTTTAAAAATTTACAATACGTAAACATTAAAGGCGGTGAGCCTTATATGGAGCCTGCTAATAAATTAATTATGCATTATCTAATTAAATTAGGTCTTGCTAAAAACATTACACTTGATATTAGCACTAATGGAACTGTAGTTGATGAAGAGTTCGACAAACTTGCATTACAGTTTAAAGAAACTAAATGGCATATTAGTATTGAAGGAACTGGTAAACTATACGAATATATTCGTGGCGGCAACAACTTTCCGTTTCAACAACTTGTAGAGAACTTAGAACATTTTAATAAAATGGATCGTGTTATTTTTGCTGGTACTGTGATGACATACAATGTTTGTCATCTACAAGAAATGCAAACATGGTTTGATAGTGTTAAAAAAGACAATTACGAAATATATTTAACTAATGTTGTAACAACACCAGCATATCTTAATCCTACAATTTTACCTCAACATATTTTAAATGGCACTAATTATAAACACGTTAAGAATGATAAACAATTAGCTGCGTTTATTAATTATACAAATAAATTAGATAGTATTAGGAATACAAGTATACATGATGTATGCCCTGAACTAAGCAGTCTCTTTTCTTAAATAGATATCACTTAAACATGCACAAGATTGTTTACCGCAAATAATAGTTTCTTTTGGTAATTTATAGCGTTCAATGTTTCCTAAAGGTCCGCCTTCTTGACAATCAGCTCTATACATGTTTCCCCACATATCAATGTTAATCATATGCAGTCCTGCCCAGCATTTCCAACCTTGGAATTTATTTTGATCAGTACTAATTAAATCATTTGCTGTTACTGGTTTATCATCTAAAAGTAATCCTCCTCTATGAAGATTACTATCAGGTAATGGTCTAAAGAAAGGCCATTTCTTTATTGTATCTAATTGTTCTTGAGAATAGTTGTAAGGCGTATTAGTTATAGCATCAATATTTGATTTGTCAAGAATAATCTTTGGCCATATTGCAACATTGTCAGAACAGTTATATAATGCTTCTGCGACATTAAACATTTCTTCAAAGTTATCTGGTGCTAACATTAAATTAATAAACACAGGGCAATTAGAGTTTTGTATAACTTCCATTATATGATTTATGTCTGCATATTCTGGATGATACGAAATAATATATCCATCTGTAAACTGAGAAATAGTTTTATAGTATTCTACAGTATGGCTTCCGTTAGTTAAGAAAGTAAACGTATGTCCTTGCTGTTTAACTAACTTTGCAAGATCAGTAAAGTGTTTCCAATATGTTGGCTCGCCTCCACTTAGTCGGTAACATATATTCTTTTTAGGTTGCTTAAATCCTTTAACAAAACGTTCAACAGTATCCCATCGGGGCTGTCCAGTACTTCCACTGTGTAAGTGGTCTGGACAATATGAACACCGATAATTGCATTTGTTGCTTAATGTCCAGCTAACAAGAAACCAATCTTCTTTTGTTTTGTCTTGGTAAGTTAATTTCATTCGCTCATGCTGTGTTTAATAATTAAATCATGTGTACGTTGATTTAGTTTAACTGTAAGTATTAATGAATGTAATCCATCAGTGTAACTAAACACACTATGTTCTTTTTGGAAGTTAATAAAATGTACATATTCTGGATCAGGATAAATTAACTGTTTATCAAGTATGTGTGCATAGTTCTCTGGCTGGGCTTTACCAAATGTGCATAACAGTCTAAAATATTCTGGACCTGCTCCAGGATAATCTCTATGTGGTGGAAAGAATCCTCCAGCATCTACTCTAAGTAAATGTACACGCCCGAGGTCTGGAGCAAATATATCTACTAAACTAGCAAGTTGCGGAATAGCTTTGTACACTTCTGTTGGAGTTGTAAAGTCTTCTTCTTTCATCTTAACATCGTGATACCGTTGCATATGGCCAAAGCTATTTAAATGCCAATTCTCCGCTACATCACCTGTATGACTTGTAACAGGTAATCCCCAGCGATTATTGTGCGTATCTTTCTTTTGATTATAAGGACACCAGTTATCTTCAAACTTCTCTAGTTGTTGTACAAGACTGTGTCCATCAACTTTTAATTTTAGTTTTACCATGTCTCCCATATTACATAGGCTATTCCAAAGCAATGCACGTTCTTGTTGTTGGTTATCCATTTTTTAAACTCCTTAATTCTGGAAAGACTTTTGTAAAATCTGTTCCTCTTGTTTCATCTAATACTCGTAAATAGTCTTGTAACTGCGGCAACTTATCTGACCAATCTTCTGACATCATATAACTAATTATACCTTCCCAACGCTGTTTACCCATAGCATGGTTGTTCCAATCTGTATTAAACTTCTGACGTTGGACAAACTTTTCAATATTATTTTTAGTAAACTCTTTAAGTTCTTTAGGTAATGTTCTAACATTTAAGTAACTAGGAAAGTAAACTAAATGTGTATTAATTATTCCGCCACCAAAAGGCATTATATTAACTTTACTAAAGTTTTGATCTTGTTTCCATTCAGCTAGTTCGTGTATATACGGAACATTTAATAATTGTACTGCTGCTGCAACATTTATTGTAATATTATCTAAACTAGTATCAAGTTTATATAAGTTTTTTTCAATATCAGCCCACTTGCTTGGATAACGTATATAATCATTCTTATCACCATATGCATCTATACTAAAATTAAATGTAATTTTCTTAAAATGTTGCCATAGTACAAATAACTTATCAGGTAATTTTAACCCGTTACTGTTATATCGTATGCAAATATCTTTAGCATAATTATTATCAACCATGAATTCTAATATAGCATAATGCTCTGGAATTAGCAACGGTTCGCCGCCAGCAAAATACAATTCTTTAATGTGCTGCGATTGTTGTTTCATTGAATCTAAGAAACTTCCTTTCTTATACCAAGTATAATCGAAGTCCTCATCCCAACTTTGTTCTGCAATTAAGTTTTTATCTGTATACTTAGGCTTTTGCAGTTTCCATTCTTTAATCCAACTACTTGAATCATGTGGACTGCACATAACACACTTTAGTTGGCACAGATTTCCAAGGCGCAAGTCAAAGTAAGGAATGTTAACAGGTAAGTTTCCATCAACATCTGTTTGAGCTACAATATTGTCAATGTCTAAACGTTGTTCCCATACTTTAGTCTCCCACTGACGTTTGCTTACAATGCCTTTATCTTCTTCTGCAAAGCACTTGCGGCAACTTGCCGGAACTTGTTCGTTAAGCATTTGTAATCGTGTGTTACGCATATGCTCACTGTTCCATACTTCTTCAATAGTATGGTTACGCATATTCATAGCAATACCGTCTTTCTTAACAAGGCCAACTGTTTTATCATCATTAAGTCCAGCACCTGATGCATTAGCAGTACAGCAAACTCTAACGTCACCGTTAGGTCGTGTTGCTAAATGTATCCAAGGTAAAGGACAAAATGTTTTACTCATGTTCATGCCTTTCAAATTGTGCGTTTAGTTTATCAAAACTACCACATTGCTTTGAACATTCTTTAAGTCCAGTACTAGTCCAACAACTACTAATCTTGTTGAAGAAGCCGTTGTCAAAGATGTCTGTAAATGAATACTTGTGTAAATTAGGGTATTCTTTAATTTTCGTCATATAGTCTATTCTTGAAAAACTATGTTGTGGTAGCCATTCTAAATCTAGCCAACAGCAAGGACTAACATTTCCATTTGCAGCAATATACATTTGTTTATCTTGAACTGCTTTACAATTAATAGTTGGCATAGATTCGTTCCTAGCTTTTTCTGCCGGTGCAATCATTTCTAAACTTTTTTGTGACGGTAACAATATATGCGTTACATTGTAATTATCATCAATAACTTCTAACTGACCGTCTTTAAATCTAGTAGTATGCTTAATACTAAAGCCTTTGAATCCCATATCTTTGCTTAATTGTTCGCATGCTTCTACTTGGTGTTCATTATGTTTGAATACTAACATATCCCATCTTGCGTCGCCGCCTGCATCAATAAATGCTTGTGCATTCTTTAGAATTTTATCGTAATCTGTACTAATTCTATATAGTGCATGTGTATCCTTTAGTCCATCAATACCAAATACAATTTTTACTCCTACGTCTGCTAGACCCTTAAACCAATCTGCTGTTCTAGCACTCCCGTTAGTATGCATTTGTAAGGTCATTCCGGCATTGTGTTTGCGCAGGTATTGCATTATACCTAACGTATCTTTAGCCATAATTGGATCGCCTAAGTTCCCGCACATATTTAAGAACTTTAGTTGCTGTACAAAACTTATAGGAAACCATTCAGTAAACATTTGGTAACTAATTTCTGTAAGATCTAAACTGTCAAGTTCTGGACCGCCTTGAACTCTTCTTGGACACATAGGACATCTTGCTTGACATCTAGTTGTAACTTCTAAATGTATAGAAGTTATATCTTCGTAATTATACATTAAATGTTCCCATAATCATAAATCTTTTATATTTTTGTAATTGTAATTCTTCTGCTATAAGTATTTCTGTTAGATTAGACTTCTTAATAAATTGATCGAGGCTGCTACTACAATTGATGTGTTCTTTTAATTCATAATAATTATTAGATTGTAAAACTATCTTTGCACCTTCGGGTATTTTGTTTAACCATCTGTTATATTGGCCCGGTGTAATGTGTTCACAACTTGTATTAATAACAAAATATGGATCATTTGTATATTCGTAATCACACATATCTGCTGTAACTGCTTTAAACCGTCCATCTATTTCTTGGCGTTTATTAATTGTTGATGCAGTTTGCTCACATGCAGGATCAATGTCTATACTTGTAATATGTTTAATTCCTAATTCACTATTAAACATCATACTAGCAAGTACTCCGTTCCATCCTCCAAAAATAGCACATTCAGCATTAGAAATATGTGTTTTTAGTTCAAGTGTTTCAATTAGCCATGTTTTAGACTGAAGTTGTCCTCCCCAAAGACTTTCTAAGGTTCGGTCACGATCTTCACTATTGCGAATAGCATCAGCCCAAAACTTTATATCTTGAATATCAATCTTCATTCTTTACCTTTGGTATTTTACTGTCTGCACTGCTTACACAAGTAGGAGTAATGCACTTACGTGGCGCCTTAAAGAGCTCAAATCCGCCGTCTAACGTGCCTAAGGGTTCGTCATGGCAACTGTAGCTGCGCTTAACTTCATTTTCACGTACAACACATCCTTGGTATCCTGCATTACAATTCCAGCCTTTAAACTTGTTGAATCCAAAGGCATTAAATCGTTCAGCTTGATCTATGTAGTACTTGTTGCCGGCTTTGTCTTGTAACTCTACTTGTAATAAAGGTATTATTTTTTTAAATTCGTCTGGGATTCTTTGTGGGAATCCGGCTTGTAATTTGTCAAGTTGTATGTCTGTATATCCGGATACCACACGAGAGGCTGTAGGATCGGACTGTGGCTTGAGAGTAACATTAATACCTCTGGCGGCAAATCTCTGTAGGCGTTCGTAAAGCTCTTCAAACATTTCAGGGACCATAACTTGATTGATTGTAATATATACATTATTTTTCATTAATTGAAGACATTTATCTCCAAACTCCTGTTCATTTGCAAACTCCGCATGGTAGCTTGCTGTTATACTTCTACGCTGTAAACTGCTCGTAGCTTCTAACCAATTGTTCCACCATTTGCTTCCCGGGCTTAGATTGGTCGTCATGTGGATACTTTGGTATTCAGGAGCTGTATCACTACAGTAATGGTTTATAACCTTCCCAAAGTATTTATAAGCAGTAGGCTCGCCGCCGCTAAAACTAAAATGGAAGTCAGTAAATCCGTTTGCCCTAGCTTGTTCTTTAATACTGTCTATTGTTTTAATATATACTTCTAAATCTTGGTGATCAGGAGTGCTACTGCGAGCATAGGGCCAGCAATAACTGCAATTATAGTTACAAAATCTAGCAAGGATCCAACTAACTGTGAACAAGTTCGTACCTAGTAAGGTCTTTTGTCCAAAGCTTGTTATGTCCTCAAATGGTATGTTTTGAAAATTGTTCATATAGCCAGTCAAAGTCGTTTATAAGTTTAAGGTCAGCATTATCAGAAAGCCCAAACTCCCTGCCAGCATTAGCACCGGCAATAGCATACTTTCCATAAGTTTGATCCCGTCCTTTGGACTGCCAAACTGCAAGCCTTTCTTCAGTTTCTTCATTGTTTTGCCTCGCAATAGATTTACTGCTTAATTTTGCACATTCTCTAAATGCGCTGCGCCATGCTTCAAATGGACTTGTGTTAAATGCTGTAATATTTGCAACAGCATCTACGGCAATAAACTTTGAACTAATACTTGTAGTCATATCAGGCTTATTTGTATCCATATCAATAGTTAATTTTCTTGGAAATAATTTTACTCCGCCGTAGCCGTATTCTAAATGGTTGATAGGATTTCTGCTGCGCCAAACATGTACGTGATCTAGTTGATGATCAGGAACAACATAATCAAAGTTAAAGTCGTCCATAATTATTGCATCAGCATCTACAATCCAAAACATCTTAGTAAAACATTTCTTTGCTGCTTTAATATGTGCTTGGTGTATTCCTTTAATTCCATGCACACGTTTAGCCATAGGAAAGCGTAACTTTAATGCAGCGTAGTTTTCATCTGCACTAAGTTCTTGATAACTTATGAATACAATATCATACATGTGTTATTATAGCACCTATTAGTTTGTTTGTCAAGAGTAATTATTATAAAGATCAGTAAATTCAGGAAACGTTTCTAAAAAATTAGTTTCTCGACGTTTGTCATGTTGATCAAAATACTTAACTAAGTTGCGGCGGTTTCTATCAAGTGCCTCAGGACTACTTAAATTCCTTGCTTGTAACGCTGCTAAGTTACGTTCAGCCTTTTCAATTTCAAAGTCATAAAATCCTATAAAATTATCAGTATTTGCATTTGCTTTCATAAATGCAATTGCATCTACTAGGTAATGATCAAATTCTTCTGGTAAAATATGTATTGCCTGCCATGCTGGATTTCTTAATAGCGGAATATCAAACCAAATGCGCTGACGCGGATGTATTTCATAATCGTCATGTGTGTTGTAAGGGTCGTGTATAGGAACATATTTGATTCCTTGGGCATCTCTGCTATATTCAGCCCTTAATGAAAGAATATATTCTAAAAAGTTTTTAAACTTAGGTACACTTAGCGCATTAAAAGTATTAATAAATGTCATTGTTGTGTTAGTAGTTTCTGCTAAGAATGTGTCTACATTAGTTTGCATAACACTATAGTCTAATCCAGTTCTAATATACTCAGCTTGCTCGCCTACAGAATCAACACTAACAAATACAGCAACATTTTTCAATGCCATATTAACATACCAGTTGTTACCTGATCCAGGATTAAAGCGTTCATCATCTTTCCAAATTTGTATTTCTTCTAACTTCTTTAGTTTGTTAATAAACTTAGTCATTAGCTCAGATTTAGGAGGACAAAAGTTACTAGTTACACTAACTTCTAACCATGCGTTAGGATTTTCATAGATGTAGTCAAGTACTTTAAACGTGTTAACATCCATTAGAGGCTCACCGCCTGTAATACGAAATACTTCAAGTTTCTTATATAAGTCAGGCCACCATTTCCAAAATGCTGTTACATACGGATTATCTGCTTGCTTACCCTTTAGTGGCATTAATCCATCTTTTGCTAGATACTCAATATTATTATGTTGAGCAGATTTACCTTTATTATCTATAATATTGTAAGGACCAAACTTAGTAACCTCTTCTTCCCAAGCAGTACTAAGGTGCGGAGAACAATATGAACATTTTAAATTACATGCTTGGTTAAAGTTTACTTCTACATAACGAGGTATAACGTCACCAGTGTCTAACGATTCAATTATATCAGTTTTAGAATTTTGTGCCCATTGCTCTCCGCTGCGATAAATCCTATCACTACGCCCGCCTTGGTCTTCAATCTTCCAGCAATAAGAACAGCCCTCAGGTCTTTCGCCTGCAAGCATTTGTTTGCGTTCTTTCTTTTTTTGTTTAGTGTTATGTAACGCACTTGGATTGTCTACTATTTCTTTAACATCGATTTTATGTAACGGAGGATGATAACAACTGTGTGTAGTACCGTTAGTTAAATGCATAGACATTTGAGACCACTTAGCGTAGCACATACTTGGTGAAATACGTTTTAGTTGATTTTCAGCAATATCTGCTGATTCGTTATAATCGCTCATTTAAACCTTTTCCATAAATATTTTGCTATTTCTTTATAATTACCTAGACCAGGGTGAATACAATCTCTAGCTTGATTATCAATCATAAATTGTTTGTCAAGATGTAAGGGACTTCCCGAAAAAAATGATATACTGGCATATTTACATCTACCTTCCCATAACCATTTGCCCATTTGTCCTTCGTAAAATGAAAGTCCTGCTTCGTGGGACGGATCTGCAAAAGTATTTTTCCATAATTGTTCAATATCAATCATATCACTTGGTCCTTTGTCTAGTCTTGGGCCATTAACTTGTAGACCGTCCCATGGACCTGCATGGTAAGGGTTATGTTTACCAAAGAATTCAAAACGATCCGAAGTACTCCAATTGTTAACTACAGCATACGGTGTGCCAAAGTTTTCTAGTAAGTTAAGATTGTTTTGTAACATTAAACTATTTGAGCCGCCACCTACTCCTAAGTTAACTACTTGTCTGCCTGAATATTTTTCTAAGTATGCTGATAATGTATGATCGTCATCAACACCAATTCCATAAGTACACGAACACCCAAATATTACAATAGCGTTTGGCCAATCTACTTTATCCCATTCATAAGTTCGATATCCATCTCTATTTGTAGTGTATCTAACTTCTTTGGTATGATAGAGCCATTCAGGGTTATTCTCTTTTATTTTTTTATTCTTTTCAAGACTTTCGAACCTGTCGCCATCCATTTCTTTAAATGTGCCAGCAAGTTCAGGAATAAAATTAGGCTTGGCAGATTGGGGTTTAAAGGTAAATGGTCTTTTAGGATCATTTATATAAAAAGGTAATGCATCATCTCCAAGAGGTCCTTCTCTAGGGGTTGGTTCTTGCACTGGGGGACTAAGGATATTAAACCTTTCTAATAGTCTTCTTTGTTTTTTGCCCATCTTGTTAGTCCTTAGTTATATGTGTATATAATTGATTTGCGAACAAATCATGCGCCTTCTGGCTAGGATGCGAACACGGTGTTACCCATCCGTCTGGACTGCCGCGTCCTAAAAACTGACAGTAATGATCTTGTTTATCTTGTAATGTTAGTTCTTTTGATAGCACTAAGTCTATAAAAGTAGTATATCCGCCTGGCTCAAACATTGAGTCCCATGGAAATAAATCTATTAAATGTGTTTTATCACTAGCGCCTTTTATAATTCCGCCTAAACGTTTAGATACTGTCATGCCATCTTCGTTTCGACTAACATGCTGTGATAGACATTCTGTAAAATAATCTTTATCATATCTTCTATCAAAGCCTGGTGTAACTATTAATTTTGCGTTATTAGCTTTGCACCATGTTATTAACTCTTGTACGTGGGCAAGTTGCTCCATTATTTCAAATTTAGGACTTGACAGTTCGTTAGCATAACCTGTCCATAACTGCTTTCTACCGCCCTCTGGCATCCCGTCACGGTCACTAGCAGGCCACATACATTTCCAATTAAAATGATCAGTTGCTTGGTCATTAATAAAATCAAATCTTTCCAAACCGCTTGGGCAATATATAACTATAATTTCCTCTGCTTTATGCAAATCAAGATCAGGATACATATATAATTCTTTAATCGAAGCACGGTTTCCACATCCTCTCATTCCTAAATTAATTGGAGTGTAATCGCCAGTAAAGTATTTTTCACACAGTACATTAACAAATGAATTTTTATACTCCATCATAGTAAAATCTAATTTACCTGCAAAGTCAGTGCCAACAAGGCCTCTGTGCCTTTTTATTAAACGTTTTCTTTCTTTAGGCGAAGCCTGCATTGTAAGCGGCTCGCCTTCGGTAAACTTCCAGTTGTATGTATTATATAACTCGTCATCAACTGCACCTTGCCCTTGTACAAAAGAGCAACCTATTGCAATAATAGCCTTTTTATTATTCTCTAGTTTTTTGTTTATTTCATTAACTTGTACTTGATACATTAATTATTCCTACTCGTAGTGTATTTTT